CATGTTTTTTTCTCCTCTTCTTTTTGTTTTTTATTTTACCATGGAATCCTGTTTCTTGTCCACTTTATTATAACCGATGGGAATCCTCTCTGATAAGCATTATGAAGCGCAGATGGCGTTTAATCTCATCGTGGGTGAAGCGGGCAGCGAAGGCTTGATGGCGGGGCTGAACACAGTATATTCTGACTTGCAAGCCGAAGTCGACAGCTTGTCAGAGCAAGCGAATATTATTTTAAAGAGCGGAACGCTCTCGTTCGACCAGCAAGCCGAAGTCAACCGGTTACTCAGTCAGATTTCCGAGATTACGAATATGGTGACCGAAGCGCAGAACGAAGCCGAACTCGATTTTTTAAATATAAAATACGGCGGCGCGGGAATGGACGATAAATCATTCATGCGGCTGCAGCAGGAACTGCCGAGATTTATAGAGGAGGCGCGGGCGAGCTGCGACGAAGCGTTAAAAATCGGACTGGCGAACCTGCGGCTTGAATCAAGGCTTGAAGAAAACTTCGACTATGAGAGCGCGGCGCAAGCGCTCACGGACAAATATCTTGAGAGCGTCAACGCGATAGAGCGGCGCGTGTTTGATTTTCAGATGGACGCGCTGGCAAACGTGTTCGCAGAAAACGCGGATGACGTTTTGCAGGATTTAGAGGGTACGCTTTCCGAGCGTTTGCAGGAGGCACTCAGCCACGCGCTAGCTATAAGCCCGAACGTGGATAAATGGGACGTTGAAACGTGGTCGAAAATACTCGGGATAGAAAATAACCTTGAACTCGCGGGGGAATTCGCCGAATTATTAACGCCGATGGCGGCGATGATGTCTAAAAACTTTTTAGACAGTTTCGCGATTGAATCAGAGCAAGCCGCAGATTTCGCGTTTAAAATATTCAAGGGCGATATAGAATCGGCGTTCTCGGGGATTATCCGGGTAAATTCAGTCGTTACGGTAACGCCGGAGTTTTTGCCGAAAGCGCAGGACATGATGGAAGGCTTCAACCGTGAATTCGGCGGCATCGGCTCTACGCCGGGCGTTAATATAAGAACGCCGAACACATCAACAGTAAGAAACCCTGTAACAAATCCGAGCGGTTCTTTTAGTCCTTCGACAAGTTTCACGCTCCCGCCGAATAATACGCCGAGAGTACAAGCAGAATTCAGAGCGGCGCCTCAAAGAGCCGAAGGGGGATATTTCAACAGCCCCGAACTCGGCTGGTACGGAGAGGACGGACCCGAATTTATAATCCCCGTGGGTGGCAGCCGCAGACAGCGTGGACTGTCGCTGTGGGAGCAAGCCGGACGTATGCTCGGCGTGAAGCCTGCGGTGAGCAACGAAGTGTTCAACTCACCCGCTCCGGCATCAGGCGGCGCGGGCAACGGGCGCGTGAACGTACCCGTAACAATACAGAGCGTTAACCCGACGGTGGAGCTTCACGTTGGCGGCGGCGCGGACGACGGCAATATCATACGGATTATAAAAGAAGCGATACCGGGCTTGACTGACGAAATCGCGTATAATATCGCGGTATCTTTAGAAAAACAAATGGCAAACACGCCTGTGTCGGCGTGGTAGGAGGTAGCAGAGCATGGATATATATTTGACGGAGCTTGAAACGAACGACCGTCTGCGGTTTCCTATGCTGCCGCAGGAAATATCGGCGCAAATGTCAAACGAGTTTTATAGTTACAGCATTATGCAGATAGGGGAAATAAAAATGCCGTCCGGCTCGTCGCTGGACGGGTTCTCATGGAGCGGCATATTGCCGGGCAAAGCCCGCGAGAATGCGCCTTTTGTACGCGAATGGCGCGACCCGCAAGCTATTTATAAATGGATTGAGAGATTGAAGCCAAAAGGCGTTACAATGCGAAAGCTGCGCCTTTTAATCACGGAAACGCCGATAAACTGCGATGTTTACCTTGAAAGTTTTACGGGACGACCGACGGGCGGGTTCGGCGATATTAATTATCAGATTAATTTTATACAGGCAAAAGATATAATAATAACTGTGCATAGCGTGAGCGGCGGCGCGGGAAGTGCCGCTCCGCTTGCTAATACGCCGCCGCAGGAACGACCGTCGCCGCCGCAGCCGAAAACGCGCATAATCGTAAGCGGCGACACGCTGTGGGGAATCGCGCAGCGGTACTACGGCAGCGGCGCGCAGTACACGCGAATCTATGACGCTAACCGCGAAGCTATCGAAGCCGAAGCGAAACGGCGCGGTCGTACAGGCTCGAATCACGGGCATTGGATTTATCCGGGAACCGTTCTCACGATATCGTAAAATAAGACAAAGGGGGCTTGATTTTAAGTGATAGATATTTCAAAAATAGAATATGAAGCTGAACTTATAACCGAGAGCGGCGCAGCTTATCCTTTGCGCGACGGACTTCAAGAACTGATGTGGGAAGAACAGGAAAACACGCTGGCGCAGAGGGCTAAGATAGTTATTGCTAATACGAGAGTGGGGAATAATCCGCTGATAAATATAATCAAAATCAACTGCATTATACGTATTTTCTCGACATGGGGCAGTCCGCCGCGAACGCTATTATTTGAAGGCACGGTATGGGACTGGCAGTATTCAAGCAATACCTCGGGCAGGTTATGGACGATTACGGCGTATGACCCGATGATAAGGCTGCAGCAGAGCAAAGATTTTAAATATTTTTCGGCGGGGCTTAATACTCAGACCATTATAGGCGAAATTTGCTCTGACTGGAATATTCCGTTCGAGTATAAGTGGGAGCAGAGCATAACGCACGAGAAAAAAGTTTTTAATAATATGGCAATCAGCGACATGATAAACGAACTGCTGAAGGAAGTATACCAACAGACTGGCGTAAAATATATCGCTTATTTCCGCGACGGCAAACTTCAAATTATAGGTTACGGAAACAACAGCATAATTTATAGATTTGGCGACAGGGAAACTATATCCACAGATAATAAGCTGACAATAAATAATCTCGTGACGCGGGTTAAAATAATCGGCAAAGCAAACGATGAGGGACGCTCACCTGTTGAAGCCGTTATAGACGGCGATTTGCGGTTCGGCGTGTTACAAGAGATTATACTCAGGGACAGCGACAAGAGCATAGCGGACGCGAAAGCTGAAGCCGCATCGACGCTCAAAGAACGCGGCAAGCCGGAGGAGCAAATCACGGTTCATGCTCCCGATGTTCCGTTTTTGAGGCGCGGCGACGAAGTTTATATATGGGCGGGCAATCTACAGAGATATTTTTATATATTAGGCATATCGCATAACGCAAGCCGAAAAGACATGACGATGTCGCTACGCAGGAGGTAAATCATGAGCAGCGAAGGCACAAATAAACTTACACAAGTTTTACAGAGGCGGATGCGTGACATAAATGACAAGCCGCCGATTCTTGATTTCGGAACAATTCAGACTGACCGGAGTCTGCTGACGAATAATTTCCCGGTTCCTATACCGTTCGGGGATTATGTTTCATGTATAGCGATACCTGAAACGATGGCGGCGCCGGCGAGGGTTTTAGTGTCGTGGGTCGGCGACGACGCGACGGTCATAAACAGGCTGAGTACGCAGGGGACGCCGGCTGAAACGCCGCCGTCTGCTCTGGTCGACGGGGTGAAAGCTTCGGCGGTTGAACAAAACGGAAAAATCTGGGTGAGTCTGCGAGATACGGCGGAGATACTCGGAGGGGAGATTTACAGGAGGAGAAAGACTTCGGGAGGGTATGTTTTCGGCGCGGATTTTAAATATATCGACGAATATAACAGAACGCAGACCATGAGTTTTGACTATAACGGGGTAAGAAATCCGCTTGATATGGAGATTATGTCGACAGAACTGGCAGTTGACAGGATTATCGCCGACAGGGATTTATATTTGGCTCTGGAGTCTCGAAGCGACGGAAAAGGCTGGCTGTCTTCAGCCGGGAGATTTGCGGATTTTTATTTTGAGACAGGGTTTCTACGGGAACTGCTTGGGGGGATTGGCGTGGGGGTGGAGATAAGCGTTAATCTATATATTCAATCGATAGTATGGAATTTTTTCATCAATAAAGGCTTTTCAGCGATACAGACAGCTGGAATTATGGGTAATATCAGACAGGAATCTTCTTGGAATCCGTTGGCTCGGGGCGTAGGACGGTCATATTGGGGGTTGTTTCAATTGAATCGGTCTCTCGCTGTTGATTTACACGAAAAATACAAAGAAGCCGGACTTAATATGGCTGTTTACGGATATGATGCGGCAACACATCAGTCTATAGGAGGTCATGAAAATATTTCTTTTGAAGATTTGAGTAAAATATTGGATATACAATTAAAGTTTATATATAATTGCAAACCTACAGGTAGAGATTGGGTATCCGAACTTTCTAATGCCGTCGCTATCGGAGAAGCTGCCGAAGTTTTTTTGGTACGATTCCTGGGCGCCGTCAACAATTCTGCTAATCCCAGAACGGGAGATAAACTATTATATTATTTACCCGGTTCATATTATCAGGAAGCGGATAAACGCAGAGAATACGCCTCAAGGTATTACGAAACGTTCAATTCATAATACTCATCTCTGTATGCATTTTCCAAACATATTGCAATGGCGTTGACCATATACATGTCAAACTCTTCGTGTATGCCGTAACCCGTTAATAAACGAATTACTTCGTTGTTGTGAAAATAAATATCGTAAACAGGATATCTGTACTGAACCACATAGGCATATATTAAGCCGCCTTCTTCATCGTAATATAATTCGTATACGATAGGTCCTTCAATCGGAGCGTAATATTCAAGAGCTCCTGCGCGATACATCGGAGCATTATTTTCACCATAAAGCGTTCTGAACCAGTTACCGTTATCGAATATGACTGTATCGAAAGACTGTATAATATCAAGGTCGATATGGCGTTCTTTTAACAGCGCTAATCTGTCGTCAATATTTTGTATAATATTTTCTTCCGTTTCGAAAATTTCATATTTATAAGTCATTTCATCCGATGAGGACGGCGCCGGGTTATTTTCAAGATTAGCAAACTCTGTTACGGGCGTAATAAAATCACCGCCGGAAGCTGTTACGCACCCCGGCAAAAGCGCGCCCAGCGCAATCAGCAATGTAAATACAGTTATATTTTTCACAGAAATATCCCTCCCCGAATTTTATCCCAGACTATATTATAGCATAAAATTAAATTGAAATCAACGGCAATACTGCAAAATCTACAGAAATTTTACAACTATCAATATCAAGGAGCGAGAAAAATGTATAATTTATTCCCCGTGTTTGACGTTCCTGTGGTTCTGCCGGAGGACGAAAAAATCACGGACAAGTACGCGCCCGCGCCTATGTTTGATATAGAGAGCGGCGAATTTGTCACGGACGGCGCGGGACAGACGCTCTACGGCAGCGGCTACGACGCATGGGCGCTGTGGTGTATCAAGACGATACTCACGCAGCGCTGGGCGCATTTAGGATACAGCGGCAACGCGGGAATCGAAGCCGCCGAAGCGTTCGGCGAGCCGGACAGAAAAGCGCAGGAAAGCGCGTTTGAACGCACAATCACGGAGGCTCTGCTTGCCGACCCGATGGGACGGACGCTTCAGGCGCGGGATTTCACGTTTGAATGGCGCGGCGACAGTCTCCGCATGAACTGCGTAGTCGTCGGCATTGACGGCAACACGGCTGATATTACCGCAAAATTAAATAATTAAAATAAACAGAGAGGAGGTGGAGTTATGGATTATCCATATACGCCGCCCGCGTTTTTACAGAACCAGTCGGCGGACGAAATCCAGCGGCGCATGATGGACGCGCTGCCGCCGGGCATAGACAAGAGCGAAGGCAATATCCCGTGGGACTATACGCGACCGTCCGCGCTTGAAAAGGCTCGGTTTATAGAGTATGAACTCAACGAAACAATCCGGCTTATATTCCCGCAGTGGTCGTATGACAACTGGCTTGAACTGCACGGCGAAAAAGAAAATATATTCCGGCGTCCGGCGAATAAAGCGAGCGGAAATTTAACGGTTACGGGCGTACCCGGCACGTTTATCCCGGCAGGGTATCAATTCGCAACGCCCGCGAACCTGACGGCAAGCGTTATCTTTGAAACGCTTGAAGATTTCACGCTTGAGGGAACGCCGGACAATCGGGGGCAGGTTAGCGCAGAAATCCCTGTACAGGCGATAGAGGGCGGTGTAATCGGAAATGTGGGCGAGGACACGATTAAATTAATGGCGCGGCCGATTGGGGGTATCGCGTATGTGTCGAACGGCGCGGCGATGACAGGCGGCACACCCGCCGAGAGCGATGAGAGCCTTAAAAAGCGTATACTTGAAGCGATGCGCCTCGGAATGAGCTTCACGGGGCGCGACGCGGATTATGCGCGGTGGGCTGAACAGGTACCCGGTGTGGGACGGGCGTTCACGCAGGCTGAATGGGCGGGGGCGGGAACCGTCCGACTTTTTGTTACAGACGGCAACGGCATACCCGCGAACCAGCAAATCCTCGACGCTGTATATGACCATATCATCAGACCGGGCAACAGAATGGAGCGGCTCGCGCCGATAGGCGCAACGCTTACGGTCGCCGCGCCCGCGCCGTTATATATCGACGTGAGCGCGAGCGTTACGCTTCAGCCGAACGAGAATATAGATACGGTCACGGAACGCTTCAGGGCTAACCTTGATTTATACTGGCTTGAAGCGGCGACAGAGAACGATTTAATCGACGTATCGAACGGGCTGGCTGAGAACCATATAAAATATGTGTTTATCGGTTCGACGCTTGCGCGGACGGCGGGGATTTCAAATTATTTAAAATCGTCGCTGACGGTCAACGGCGGCACGGACGATTTTATAATCCCCATCGGGCAGTTTCCCGTGACGCGGGAGGTGATACTGCATGAGTAAGCCCGAACTTGATATTATAAGAAGCCCGACGGCTGAACGGTTCCTGCAGATGGTGACAAAGAGCTTTTATGACCGTTCGCGAATCGGGCTGTGGATGTATGAAGTCACGGGGCGCGAGTACGACGAAATGGCGGTATGGTCAGGCGAACTTAAATATGAGATTTATCCGCAGACCTGCACATGGAGTATCCCGATATGGGAATGGGTGTACGGGTTCGAGCCGGACGATAGTCTGCCGCTTGATTTCCGGAGACAGCGATTATACGCGCACATCATCGGAGCATCTCCGATAAATCCCGAAATAATAAAACGCGGCGTGTCAGTTCTGGCAGATGCAGAAGTTGAGATAATCGAGAATACTGCGCCCTATACTTTCGAGGTTGTTATACGACCTGAAAATATATTTAAAGAGTTTGAAATATGGCGGTATATCCGAAAAATAAAGCCGTCCCACCTTTCATTTATGCTCAAAACCAAATTCAGCAAATTTTCCACCCTAAAAACGGTTGCGGTCAGCGGAGTATCGCGTAAACTGCGGTTATACCCGCGGCTTGAACGCGAAATTCTCGCGCCGGGCGAATCAAAAACGGGAATATACACAAAAGTCTGCAAAAATATAACAATATATCCTCAATTATCCAAAAATATATACACATCAAACGGAGGAAAAAACGTCGGAGCGCGCTGCAAAACTATCGCGAATATCAAGATTTACC